ATCCCAAACGAACGCCTCGTACCGAAACGACGGCGGCACAGTCAGCCCCGCGACGGCGGCCCGAAACAGGTTGATAATTTCGTTCATCGGCGTTTTGATTTTTGCCTTGCTTCCTGCTTTGCGCGTTCGGCGGACAAGACTCGGTTAAGTGCCTTTCGGCGCATGAGTTCGGTGAACACGGCCCCCGTAGGAGCCTCGTAAACGTCGGTCAATTTTGAGAGGCCGAAACCCGTTTCCCCCGACCGGGCCAAATCAGCGACGATAGCCACCCACCCGTAACTTTGGGCGTGCTTTTTGAGAGGTCCGCTGTCGCCGTCGTCGGTAAAAAGGGGTTTGTATTTCGACTGGAGTTCTTCAATGCGAGCAAAAAAAAAGCACGCATCCCGATGGCGGTTAGAAATTTGACGTTCCGAAACTTTGCCGCCAGTTTGGGGATTCGTTCGGTCGAAAAAGCGGTAACGGGTTGCACGCAAGCCACGGCTAGGAACGTCGCTAAGTCGTCCGCACTGTCCGGCGAATTATTGCCTTTGAGTATCTGCGTGTCTATTTGCAACCAATGGTAAAATGGCACGTGGTCATACGTCGAAGGGATGGAGAACAGTTCGGCCCCCATCCGAAACGCGCTGACTAGCCTCATCGGCGGCGGCGTACCCAGAAATTTGGTATGCCTAGCCGCCAGTTGACCCAGACGGTACGGGGTCGTCCGTTTCGTCAACTGGTCGAACGACTTGTTTAGGAGGATCGAAAGGATACGCACGGCCAAAATACTTTGGCTCTCGTTCGTACTTTCTTCTTTTGCCCCGGCGGGCACTTGGAATATCCGCTGTACGGCGCAAATCTGCTGGTATTGCGCCAGTGTAAGGTCCGCCCAACTGAACGGGCGACGTTGCGTCTTGTCTTGAATCCATGTTTTAAGTCGGCGAAACATCGGGCGGCGGTGGGGTAGTGTAGATTTCCGACTGGGTTAACGCAGAGATCGGCAGATAGACCAACTTGTCAGCGTCCGCCCAGCAAACAACGTGAGTCACACCCTCGATTGTTTCAACCGCACGCACCAGCAAAGTGGCACGGACGTTCCGAGGGCCGAAGGAACCGAGCAACACGCCCGCCGCCGTTCGGGCGAACGCACCCGTGACCGTCCGCCCTGACTGTAAAATGATTCGGTCGCCCGAAAGAATCAGGCGAACCGACCCGGTATTAGACGAGTAGAGTGCCATCGGTTTCAGGTTCGGGTTCCGGCGTGGTGACGGGTTCGACGGGCGCAACTTTCGGAGCGGCGGCACGCTTGCGGGCGTTTTCTGTGTCCAACGCCTCCCAAGCGATGACGGCACGCAACACCCAACTGGTCAAATTTTGGATGCAAGACGAACCGCATCCTTTTTTCAGCAATGGGATGCCTTTCCTTTTTCCATCGGGGCAAAACGCTTTCAAGCGGTGCGGCGGCGCGGACGCGCCGAACGCGGAATCGGCAAGCGCACGCAGACGTTCCGCGTCTTGCATGGTTGCCGCACCCGATCCGATGGCAGTCAGGAACTCCGATTCGCGGCCCTTCGCAAAGCGGTTAGCGGACGTTGCCGGATGCGAACTTCGCCCAACCGAAAAATGAAGTACGGCGGCTTGGTACTTCAATTCGTTGGCATACGTTTCAATGTCGCAACGTTCGGCGGCCAACTCGTTTCGGAGCTTGCCTTTCGTGGCGGCGTTGATTTCCGCTAGGGTGTGGGTGGAGTCCATGGTCGGTTATTTGTGAGGGGGCCGGAGTCGAACCGGAACGACGCTTTGTGCAATTACGCAGAGATCGGCGTTGCCTGCCTTCTTTCCCCTCATGTCTGCGAAATTAGAACATTTTCAGTTCTCTGGGGTCTTCTTTTCTAGGCCGCTCGACTGCCAACAGCCGCACGAACGCCGCCTTAACCGGGTTGATGTTCGGGTTGGCTTCGCTTTCCTGCTTTAGATAGCGGTTGAAGACGGGCATTTGCAGGCGTATCGCTTGGTCACACGGCCAGCACAACAGCCCCGCGTTCGGGTCGAACCGACAATCGTGCTGGAGCGATTCATAGTCGTAGGGTTCGCCGCAACAGAGGCAGGCAATTGTTACGTCCATGCCATACGTATCCAACAGGCGGAACGGGGTGACGTATGGGATATGCGCGAATAGGTTTTCGTAGGTCATGGTCTGTTGTTTAACATAGCCTCATGTAATAGGATGGCGGCTTCACAATTTTGGACGCGGGAACGGTAGTCGGCGTACTGGCGGTACATCTTTCGGATGAAAGACCTAATTTCCCGCCGCCGTTTCCTGCTTTTCGCATGGAGTAAATTGGCAGCCGATTCTTGCATCCATCGCAATCTGGACGCTTCCCATTTTGCGTACCGCTTAAGATCGGCCTGCCACTCGGATAGGGGTCGGTATGGGGTCATTCGAGTACGAGGTCGTATGGGGGGGGGGTTCGGTGTCGCTTTCGTCACGAGGCAAAGTCAGTCCGCACAGAATGAGTGCGCCCGTCTCGCTATCCCACTCGCTACCGACGCATAGGCCCATCCTGCCGCGTTTCTTTGGCGGCACGTCGAACACGCCCGTAATTGTGCCGTTGCGCCATTGCGCTGGTGACGCGGCGTATCCGCACCGCGTGCGGGTGGCTTCTAGGTACTTGCTCATTCGACGACAAGATCATACGGGTTGTCTATTCCGCTTGCTTCTATGCGTCCGTTGTGAAGCCAGCACATCTTCACAACGTCACCGCCCCGGTCCGTCTCTCGCAAGACCATGATACCGTATATCAGGTCGTTGGGCGTGGCTTGCGTTAGCCTGCCTACGCGGTTGCCGCAACGGGTGCGGGTGGCTGTTGTGGGATCGGGGCGTGGATACTTGCTCATATCCGTCGGTAGACGCGGTGGGAAAATCCTTTGCCGTCAACAGTGGATACCACATCCCACCGCGAACCACCAGCGACGATGCCACGCAGGCCGCCGGACGTGTCGAAACGGGGAAAGAATGTATCAGCGTCGGGGTGTCCGTCCATGTGGGTAATGTGCATTTCCGTGACCAGCGGGTTGCGCATGGCTTCTGCGTAGAGGCGGCTCCCGCCGCAGACCCAGATGTTTCGGTCGGGGTAGTGGGCGCCCACGGCTTCGATGGAATAGGGGGCGATCTCTATCCATGAAGACCCCCAAGCATCAAAGCCAGGTGCAAATTCTTCAAACCGCCCGTTTTCAATACAGACAAGTGTTCGTCCATTCGGCTTGTCCGTAATAGGATTTAGTAGGGCCGCCGCCGTATGTCGTCCGCACACCAGTACCCCGCCCGCCGTCTTGCGAGCGAAGATGGCGCGGTCTTCGGGGTTGACCATTTCGGGCGGCATCTGGCCTTTGAAGCCGATTGCTCCGTTTGCCGCTACGGCGGCTATGATGGCTATTGTGCGCAGGGTGTCCAGTTCGTTGGTCATTGGTTTTTCGGGTTGTTGAATTGCGCCTCCACCCATGCGCGGGCTTCGGCTTGCGTTTCGCAAATACAAGTCGCTCCCTTCACAACACCGACCCACTGGCCTAACGTTTTGCCTGCCTCCCCCCATCGTTCGCCGTCCACATAGCAGGCTGTTTCGACCCAGTTAAAATCGGGTTCGGGCGTTGCCACGGGTTGCACATCCAACCCCAGCAGCTTTCGGGCTTCGGGGGTTTGGGGTTCGGCGCCAAACATTTTCATAAGTGCGCTGATATGGTCCATTTTGGCGGCGGGGTGCGAGCGTATGATACGGTCATCCTTCAACAGCGCGACATCCCGCACCAGCGCGGTCAACACGTCGGACGTGTCGAGGGCTTGCATCTTATTCAGCGTCTCGGTAAGCGAGTCCATGCGTTGCCGCAAGGCGGATACTTCGGCTGCGTTCGGACGCGGGCCGGGTGCGTCTTCCAACGCTTGCACACGTTCGGCCAGTTCGTCTACCTCCCTGCCTAGCGCGTTAATCATGGAATCGTTAGATCGGTCTAGCCCGCTTTGGTGCTGGTGGATGGCGGGGGCGTTGTCGAGTACCCACTGGGCAACCGGAACGAACGACGCATACATATCTCCGATGGCGTCTTCGTACACATTTTGTAAAGTATGGCGGACAGCCTCTTCCGCCGACCCGTGTTCGGCTAGGGCTTCGTTGAATGTGGTCATAGTGTATCGGAATTAAACATGATGGATATGAGTGGGTTGGTGGGTTAAAGTGGTTTGCGAGGTACAATTGCCAGGGCTGCTATAACGTCCGGGTCGTTTGGATCGGGCAGACAAATCTCACCAGTGGCATCTCCCCCCGGTGTGGAGAATCCGCCGCCTGCCTTATTCCAAGCCCAGCCACAGGGGCATTTGATCCACCAGCCGCCCATCAATGCTTTTGCTTTTGTGCCGATAGGAAGACTAGCCCAGTCCCGGTAGCTGCGGGGAATCCATACTTCATTCATGGTGTTGGTGTGTTTTCAGAAATGATACGAGCAACTCTTTCGTAACAAGCCGCCGGGTCAAACTCTTCATCTTCAAAGCCAAATTGAAGTTTGACTGTTCTGTAAGAGTTTTGTACGGCCCTTCTTATTAGAAGGCCCATGCGCTCTTTGTCCGCCTCGGTTATGCTATCAGGCAATGGGGTGTTGACTTCATGTGCCATAGTGTCAGTATCAAAACGGGAGCAAGATGGATTCAACGCATTGTTCTACCGACTTGTCGTTTCGCCAATAATAAAGCGTTTCGGCGAGCCAGTAGGTGCGAGATAAATTTGTAAAGTCTTTGTCCGGTATGAATTGTCGGACGGTTTGTCGGTATTTGTAGAGGCTCATGGCGTTGTGTTGTCAAGTTGAAACAACGCCTCCCACTCGGCGGAGCGGTCGGCGAGGAAGGTTAGGTTGTCCTTTCGAGTCAAGACTTCGCCGCCGTTTCGTGGCAATACGGAACAGAACTCGGAATCTGGGTTGCACCAGCTAACCACCCACACCGTCGGCCCGTAAGGTGTCTTAACCAAGTGCCCGACTTGGGGTACGTATGGGTCGGTGATCATGGCTTGCCTCCCTCCTGTTGCGTTTCCATGTCCCAAAGGTACGGCGCGAATGCAACACGTGTCAAGCGTTTTACGAAATTATTTCCCTAATTTAGGGGAATATACCTATATCCAAAGTGCCCGACCGCCCGATGCCGGAGCCTTGTGCTGCGTATAGAGGCCGTAGCGGAGCGCGTCCATGATATGGTCGTGCTTCTTTTCCGGCCTATCCAGGGGTTGTTTGTTCTTGTCCAGCTCCCAACGGTACGCCGTGGCCTCGCTGTTTAGGTTGTGGTTAGACGGGTGGGTACGGATAAACGGTTTGCGTTTCAGCACGAAATCAATACCTGCCTTAACGTCCTTATCTGCTGGTTTGGCGTTGAACCCGGCCCGATACAAGTCCTCAATCTTCGCAGGATCGGCACTGTCGCAATAGATTGGTTCCCATCCCTTGATCCCCATATTCGCCATCCGTTGTATGAGGTCGTTAGACGTTAGCCCCGTCTGATACAACAGTTCCCGCAAGTAATGGATACCGTCCACAGTTTGAATCTTGACAAGTGCGGACGGGTTGTTGTATCCAAAGTCCAACCCATAGCAGATATGTCCCACGCCGTCCGGCGGAAAGTCGACCGTTTGTTTGAAGCTGTTGTATATCGCTCCCTTAAGCGATCCCCAGTTGCCTAGTGTGTAGACTTCGTAAAACTCAGGGTTGACAACGCGGTTTCTATCTAGCAACGCTCTATAATCGTCTGCTAGAAATGGATTGTCCAAATACGTAGCGTGGATAAACGCCGTATCCTCCAATATCTCTGGGCTTGGTTCCTGGAAAAAGTCCTTATATATCCAAGACTGAGTAGTCGTCGGATTGAAGGTCATAAGTATTTCTGGCCTCAATCCGTTGTCATCCCTTAGCCTTAGGTTAAGTTGGTCGAAGTCGTCCTTATTTAACTCGGTCCCTTCCTCAATCCATATGGAGGAAATGGCAGATATGGACTTGAGCTTTTCAGGGTCGTCAATCCCCCTAAATATGATACTTGCTCCATTGCGAAAATAGATATTGTGACCGTGCCGCCTGAAGTATGGCACGTTCATTTTCCTTAATTGCTTTTCTATTTCGTCAACACAGCTCTCCTTAAGTGACTTAGCCACCTTGCGAATGACCAGATATTTGTGCGTCTGTCCCGCCGGGCCTTGCTCGCTGATACATCGGCGTACCACGTTCAACGCCGCCGCGTCCGACTTGCCCGCACCCGCACCGCCATATGACAACAGCACCCGCTTTGTATTTGTAAACAGCGGATAGTATACGTCCAACGTCTGGACTTTCATCGGTTGGCACGGATAAACTCCACTTGGATAACATCAGCGAACCCGTCTGTATCGCCCAACTTCGCTATCTCCAGATACAACTTGCAACGCATATCGATGCACTTAAGCACCAGACTTAAGAACGTGTCTTTGCCGATGCCTGTTATACGCTTGACTTTGCCGCTTGTCTTGTGCTTGGGGTTCTCTCGAAACGTGGTTTCCTCATCTAAGAACGCCCAATCAGTTGTGCTAATGCGAACGCCTGACTTCGCTTCATAGTGGCATTTCCACGCTTCCTGTTCGACCATCTCAATACGCGCAATTTCGTCTATCAAGTGCGCTGCCGTGTCCTTTGTGCTTGCGTCCCACCAAATACGGAAAGCGTCTTGCACAACACTAGCAACCTGCGAATACAACAGGGTATAGTTCTCGCCCGTCTTCTTCCTTAACAGTTCGGGGATACGTGCAAGCGGGTGTCCTTCATAAAGCAATTCTGTTATGAGATGTGCATCCCGCTGCGTTTGCCCCTTGGAACGTTCGACGTTAAGGTGTAAACGATTCGCAGGATCGAAGAAGATTTCTCCAGCTTTCATGTATATCGGGCGCGTGGATACTTGTAAAGTAGTCGAGCAAACAAAGCGCGTCGGCTTCGTCTTCGTTGTCTGACTGCAAACCTAGGTTATTTTTCGCATAGGCCAGCATCTTGTCCTTGCCCGCGTTGCCTTTGCCCGTCGTCGCTTTCTTAAGAGTGACGGGGTGGACTTCATAGTACCCGATGGAATGGAGGGCACAGAATGCCTTGCAAACGCCCCGTAGGTTGGCTGCTACCTCATGCGCCCGCTTGCCTTTGTAATTGAATCCCTCACTGTCTTCAATAACCAGCGCGTCCCCCGGCAAGGGCGTACCGTAGTGAGTCGCAAGGCGCAACCAGAGCGTCCGCTCCCTATGGAGCGCGTCGGACGCCGCCCGCTTTTTGGTTGCGGTCACTGGGGACAAGTCCCACACGCCGGAACCGTCGGGGTACGCAGCCCAACCGCAATGCGTGGCTATGTCTAAGGCAAGTATTCGCATGGTCGAAATTCAAAAAGGGCCGTCCCCGTAGAGACGGCCCCAACTATGGGTGAAAGAATTGTTACGCTTCCGGCTGTTCATCGCCGGGGTCTGGGGTATGTGGTGTTGGCATCGGGGGTGGGGGGGCTTAATACGAGCTTGCGAATGATCCGCCGAAGGAGTGCGGACGGGGAAACGCCTTCGGCTTTTGCCCTAGCAAACAGTGCGTCTTTCTCTTCTTTCGGCATCCTGAAACCGAGCGTAGGGCAAGTCTCACCTTTTGATAGGCGGGGTTGAATGGTGTCTTTCATTTGACGGACGCTTTGCGGTAGGCTTTACAGAGTTTCTCCAGTTGCCTGCTCGCAACGCGGGCGCGTTGGGCGGCGGCTTGGTTGAACCGTTCGCCGCCGTGTGCGGCCTTCAATTCGACGCGCATGGCTTCGCACGTGCCTAGTATGGCATCGGCCAACAGGGGCGCGCTCATTCCTTTGATGGACTCTGGGGTTAGGGTCATCGGGGTGGTGTGTTGAGTTTTTCCAGAAAGGGGGCAAAGTAATAGTGAAGCAACGCGCCCATTGTTTGGCCAGTGCGGGCCACCTCTTTGATCAAAGCCTCTTTTTCGGCTTTCGACACGGCGAAACTCAGAACTTCGCTCCGTGGGTTTTCGATTCGCGGGCGGCCTGCTCGCGGTCCGGGGGTTCGGTTGCCGGGTCGGTTACTGGGGTTAGGCACGCCGAAAGGATTGTTGTCTCTCATGTGGTTATGGGTTAACGCAGTGACCAGCGGCGCAGACAAGCGAACGCTCGCCGAAGGCGTGGTGAAAGATACGGTAATCTTCAATTCCCAGCGTGTCCATCCACTCCTGCGCTCGGAACATCCGCGAAAAGCGGTACGGCTGCTTGCCGTAATCGGCGTTTTGTTCGACTGCATCCGGCAGCAGATTGCATCCGGGTGCCTCGACTTCGTACCACGTTTTCGACGCCCAACTGGGCGAATGGTGGTACATGGCGTTGGGTGGTTTCAGCGTCATCGGGGTACTTCGTGGTGCATGACAACGGCGTCGTCGTCCTGATATACGGGGTGGTACGGGGGCTTCGCTCCGTTGCGGTAATCCGCCAGCTTCTGCGTAATCCAGACGGCAACTAGATTGGAAACGCTGCGCTTATCCTCCGAAGCGATTCGCTCTAATGCCTCAATTGCACTGACTTCGAGGCGAATTGTCATGTTAGCCTTTCTTTCCATGCCACAAAGGAACGGATAAATTCCGAACATCCAAGCGATTGCAGCGAAACCGATGGATTTTTTTTCACAAGGGCGGCGGCCTGCCATATATATACGGCGTGCCGCCTGCCTAATCCGCTTGCTGTTGCGTTCGGATCGAAGCACACCGCGTCCAAAGTAGGCGCGTCCCCGTTCAACTGTGCCGTATTTGCAGGCGTTTCGCTTGCCTCACTTTGTTTCGGTTCGCATATATAAAAATCGCTTGCAAGTGCAAAGCGACTTGAATAAAACCGTATATGCCAGAGGCCCTTTTGCCGCGTCAAGCGTTTACTGAAAACGCTAACACGTTCACAGTGACCACATTAAGGTTAGCCGTAATTCAGACTTAGGCAGGGCTGCCCTAATATAAACTCATACCACGGCTTGAAGATGGGGGGCGGTCTAAGAATTACAAAAATACGTATATTTACGTACCCAAAACAGGCCCCCTCACTGTCTGAAAAACACACACCGTCCAACGCATCGAAGGGCGTAACCGCCTGACTATCAACGCATTACAGAATTTAGACCAGTCTAATGGAAATGTCAGATCGTGTACTGGTCGAAAACAGGGGGGGTAGCCTTAACTTTTCGTCGAAAGTTTCATTCTCAAATCTCGTAACTCGTTGACCATCAACACATTTAGGGGGGCCTTAGGATTTCTTTAGACTCTCAAAACCGAACATATGAAGAAAACTTTGTGTCAAAAAGACGTTATGCGGTCCTACATTTCTTAAGTAATACTAATGTTCATTATTCTTATATACACACTAGAAAAAATAAAAATGATTTTCAGGGTCGGGTCGGAACAAATGCAGGAACGTCCATATATAAAACAGTGACTGTCAATGCGTTACAGCGTTTTCGGGGCAAAGAAAGGGGTGCAATCGAACATTCAAACCGTTACACGTAATGGGCTTAGGCGTGGCACGGCGAAGGATATTTTTATGCTCACTATGTTTTGGCCAATCCTGCGAGTGCGCAGTCGAGACAAACCGCTAGCGTCCCGTATTTGCCTATTTCCTTGCCCCGTGACGGCCTTTCCATAGGCAAGTGGAACAAATACACGTCTTGCCATTTTCGATGTCTCTACGGCAACGTTTTACGGGGGTGCCATTCGTGGATTTTGGAGGCCAAACAGGGCGTCAGAAATCCGCTGACATTCAAGTGACCCCTCGTGATGAAACGGGGGGTGCATAAAAAAACACCCCTTTCGGGGTGCTTTCAGGTGCTGGAATTGAGGCAGGAATGAGAGGTTAGCGGAGCGTCTGGTGGTATGCGCGGGCCTGCCTTTCGGCTTCGGCCTTAGCGAGTTCCAAGGTGGCGGAAGTTGCCGTCTGGATACCGCCTCTAATGACGCGGGTATGCCATCGGTCGAGGTGCGGTTCAACGAACGCATGACCCACGCCGTCCACAGTCAGCGTGTGGATTCCGGCGGCGGACTCGTACCAGAGAAGGGTGGGTTCCATGTTAGAACGGCAGGTCGTCGTCGGGTTCGGCGGGTTGGGGGTTGCTGTATTGCGCGGGCTGCGCTTTCTGTTTTTGGGCGGGGGCGGTTTCAGTTCCGGCTGGTGCCCAACGGAAGAGGACGTTTTTCGCAAAGACGCGGCGGCCTGTGGGTGCGCCCGTCACCTTGTCTTTGGAATCGTAGGGGTATCCGCCGAGTCCGACCGTAATGTCGTATTCGTTGCCCTTAACGAGTCCGGCCAGCTTCTCTTCCTGTGCGGTGACGGCGCATCCGTTCGGAAATTCGCGTCCGTCGTTTGAATAGTTCGACCACTCGAAAACTGCGAAGTGGTTGGTGTAGGACTTGCCGTCCTTTTTGGAGGTGGAGGTTTCGGAGTAGAGTGCTGTGCAGACGACTCCTTCGAGTTTAACGGAACTGTCCATGAGGTGGAGTTAAAAGAGGGTTGGTGTATTGGTGGTTCCCAAAGGTATCGGATTCGAGACCTTTGGGATTTCGGGTCGGTAGTGAGTCCAGTGAGCGATGCGTTGCGGGCACAGTTCAAAGTAACCGGGGTCGAGTTCGCAGCCTATGAAGTCGAACCCGTTTCGGCCTGCCGCAATTCCGGTGGTGCCGCTGCCCATAAACGGGTCGAGGATGATACCGCCGGGTGGTGTAAGGAGCTTGCAAAGCCACTCCATGAGGCGGATCGGTTTGCAAGTCGGATGGAAGTTGCGAGATACGGTCTGCTCCCCGCCTCGATTCACACCGCCGGAAACGTGCCGCGTACTTTGACCTTCACCCGTCAGCCCCGCGTTACGTTCGCTGGTGCTTGCCTTCGCACAGTAGAGGAACGGCACCAGCGAGTCGAGTTCGCCGGGTTCGTAGGGCGCGGATGTGAAGTAGCGGGCGGCGGAACCGCCGCTGTTGGGATGGTAATTAGGATCGCGGAATCTGGACTTTAGTCCCGCAAGATGACCGTTCGGAGAATCTGTTTTGACGAGATAGGGTTTAGATATCAACGCCCCTCCCGTCTCCGGGAACTCCGCCGTCACCGCGTCGCTCCCGTCGTGGATCAGCGTCGCAGGGTAGCGGCCATCGGCAGGCATTGAGTATTCAACGCCTCTATTTCCGTATCGTTCATTCCATTCATTCCCTTGCATTCTTTCGTAGCCTAGGGCTACCTTATCGTTTGTCCCGATCCGACACGCCCCGATGTTCAACGCGCCCGTGCGCCACTTCAATACGTTCGCCGCTACGGTCGGTTCGGAACACGGCTTTCTCGCTAGGCAGATCGGTTCGTGGGCGGGCTTTAGTTGGGTGTTCCAGCCTTTCCACTGTGCGGCTTCGGGGTCGGCGGGTGTGTAGATAACGGGGTTCGACGTGCCGCGATCCTTAACAGACGCTCTGTGCTGTTGGATATGTTCGTTCGGCGTGCCTAACCAATCTATATCGTCCTCAGAAACATTCCACTGCCCAACGCCCCCCCTGCTTAGGTCAATCGCCCGGCCTATGTCGCACCCCTTCGGAAATCCCGTGGCAAAATTCCATGACAAGGAAGTTCTAATTTCAAACCCCGCAAGCCGGATGGCCATAGCCCCCCAGTCGTAAGTTCGGGTGCCAAAGAAAGCAGCCACGTGCCCGCCCGGTTTCAGCACCCGGTAGACCTCCCGCCAAAACGCGGGTTGCGGCACAAAGCTATCCCACGCCTTGCCCATGAATCCTGCGCCCTTGACTTCGTGGTGGCCCGTGTCGAGCCACGCCGCCAGCACGGTGGCAGGATCGGGCGGGGTGCCTAGTCCATACGGGGGGTCGGTCACAACCGCGTCTACCGAGTTGTCCGGTAGTGTTTGAAGGTAGGCGAAAGAGTCGCCGCAATGGAGTGTCATACGATCCACCCCTCCGTAACGGCCAGAGCGTGCTGTATGGCTTGCCGTAAAAAATGGAAGTGGTATATACGATACCCATAGACGGCCTCATATCCGTCTGCGGTTTTAGTCCATTCGCAAATACGTTTACCATTGATATGGAATGTGGCTGAATTGCACCCGGTCGGTTCGCAGTGGTATGTCATAACAGGTCGTAAGCTCCTTTCCGAACAGCCGCCCGCCAGAACATCCGTTCGGGGGTGTTGTCCCATTTGGGTCGTCGAAAATACCAACGCAGCCACGGGTCGTATTTGCCGCGTCTGCAATAGGGCCGCGTCTTGCGCTTGCCCATGAGGTTGTGTCGGCGTTGCGTTCTCATGCCTCGCATTGTCTAATGCGATCGAAAATATAGTGAGCCACTTGGGGGACTATGGCATTACCTAAAGATCGAAGTCGCTGGCGGTTGAGTTGTTCGCTGGGTCTGTCCAACCTTCGGGATACCCCATGACAAATTCCACGAACGAGGCTGGCAACGTCTTCCCATGGGGAAAGCCAACCAACGGGGCAACGACTGCCCGCAACCGGGGTGTCTTGCGCCGAAATTCTCCCGGCGATCCTGTCGTCTTCGCATCGTGCGCTACGGGCGTTGGCAACAATCCACAGTCGGTACCTTTCATGCTGCGTCCCGAATGCGCAAGCAGGTATAAGGTGCGGCCAAACTTCGTAACCGAGAGCCTCCAGGTCGGCGCATATTTGCTCGAAATAAGGGGCGTTTTTCCCGTACACAAGACCGGGGACGTTCTCGGCAACGATCCAAGTCGGTCGAACGATCCCGGCGACGCGGTGCATATCGGGCCACAGGTTTTTTTCGGACTCGCTGCCTTCGCGTTGCCCGGCTGTTGAAAAGGCTTGGCAGGGAAAGCCTCCAGAAAGGATGTCGACGGCGGGGGCTGACTGCCAGTCAGCGGTTCTAATGTCTCCATAAACTACGGTTTCAGGGAATCGTTTTTGGAGTATGTCTTGGTTGAACGGGTCAATTTCGCAGGCCCATAGGTTCGTAAAACCCGCCCAGTGAGCGGCAAGATCGAAGCCGCCGATGCCTGAAAAGAGGGAGCCATGCGTCATGTTCATTTCGATTCAAACAGCACGTAAGACGGTTTGTTCTTTCCGGCGCGTTCGCGTTTCATGTTCCACCTTTTGACCTGCGCCAGGATGGCCAGCCACTTGCCAAAGGTTTGAACGTCCGGCGTTTCCTTCAATTCAAAGTACTGATTAAACGTGGCCAAAAGATCGGCGACGTTGTACCGAACATCGCAACGGAGTATCTTCTCGTTCCCGTTTTCGTTGTCGTAAATCCCATAGGCGAACTCGCTAAACTCCAAACAGGTCGCGTCCATGAGTTTGCGGCGTTGCAGGTTGACTGGTTTCGGCGGGGCCAAACCTTCCCTTAGGAACGTTTGAACGCAAGCGATGACCGCACAGTCGAACCGTCCCCATTCCGGCGTATCCCACTCGCTGAAAAACAGCCGTTTGAACTCGTCCTTAGGTACGTGCGACCGATTGAAGTACGGCGAAAATTCAAACTCTACCTTCCGGCGTTCGTAGCTGTTCCCTTTGTCCGGCACCGTTTCGTTCGTGGCGATCAGGATTTTCGGGGACGTTTCAAACGGAATCATGACCGCAGACTGCTGTTTCCGTTCAACAATTAGGTCGTCCGTAATTGCGTTAAAGAGAGCCTGAAACGGGAACTTTGGAGGCAGGTCGTTGAAGTCCAGCACGCACGTTGAAGTCGTCACCCTTTGCAAGGCGAACTGAGTGTCGCCCTTGACATACTTTTGCAGTTCGTGGCCCCCCAACCTAATGACGGGTCGGATGTGGGAAACGGCCACGCCAAACAGGGACTTGCCCGTACCGCCGTTTGCCTCCCCTTTCATTTCGGGCATCGCAGAGTCACACAAGACAACGGCCTTAGCGTTCGCCGCGTCTTTGTGACGGCTCACAAGGTAGCCAAAGAGGGCAGCCAACGCCTCCTTACGAGGGCGAAAGGACGTGGCTTTCTCTCCAGATACGCAGGTAAGGAAGTCCCAAAAGTCCCCATCCACGTACCCCGGTTTGTAGATCGGCGCGGGCCGATTGAGAATCCAGTCGCGCCAAACGTACCCACCAACCCGGTCGTATGAGACGGTTGCGCATGAGAACATATCTATGCGAATGCACGCATCGGCATAGAAGATATGCACATACTCGGACGTGTCACGTACAAATATGTCGTCCAAAATAGGGAGCCATTCGAGCTTGGATTTGCTTAGATGTTTGTCTTCCTCTTTAATTAGCTTGGAAAGTACGTTCGTTTCGGCCATAGATTCAAGTGCTTCCCGGCAGTGTTGTTTGATCTCTGCCACAGTCACCACATGGACAACGTTTCTTTGGACACGTATAAAATCAAACGCCTTGTTCGCATATTGGTATCTGCAAAAGCCCTCGTTTTCCAGCCATTCGATGACCTTCATATGGTCAAATCTAATAACACCATTTTGGTTAACGTCCCAAAAGCGGAACGAACCATCGGCGGGGGCGTCTGTGTCACCACCACCAGACGGGGCGGCGGCCTGCTTAGTCTCTCGGTTGCGGGCGCGTGCCACGGCGGGGCGGTCTGCCTTGTAAAATTCGCCCTTAGCCGCTAGGTTTTCGGTAGCTGAATAAACGGTTCGCTCAATTTCGACACGTGGGAAATCGTCGGAAACGAAATGATTGGAGTCAATATATGACATGATGTCGCTATAATCGCACCCCAACCGATGGGCATAGAAGGCCAGTTGGTTGACGAAATTGTTTCTCTGCCCGGCTACGAAACGATAGTCTTTGTTGGCGCACCGTTCCGCCCATGCGAGGCGTTCCGCGACGGGCGCGTCCTCTGTAGGGCGTGCGTCCCCCGGCAATTTGGCGGCGGCAACGGGTGCGGTTGACTGTCGGACGGGCAACGCCGGGGCCGATTCCGCCGGGGGGATGTGCAAGGCCGTTGCATTGTAATTGATATATGCGTTAGCGTCCGCCGATACGAAGCACAGACGGCTAATATCCGCACCGCTTTTGTCGGCTATGCAACCCGTATGTCTTTCATATTCAGCCTTCACATATTGATAAGCCGCCGGGTACGTGTCAATAGTCGCATCCGTTAGGACTATTATCTTTGCTCCCTCACCACGAGGGGATATGAAAGCGGCAACCGTAGACGTATGGGCACGCGCCGCTCGGACTATCTGTGCGGGGTTGGATATACTATCGAAGTCAAGCGTCACCAGTCCAGTGAACGCGGTGCAAGCGATCTTGTTGCGGCGGGCGAACACGCCCGCGAACGTCACGCCGGGCATCTGTTTTTTAAGCGCGTCTTGTTTGGCCTTGTCCGGTTCGGCCCGCAGCGCGTCTACCCGTTCGCCCCAGTAACAGGCTTTGATATTGTCAAGGATAGACTTCAATGTAAACGTCCGTTGACTATCGGAGTCAAGGACGTTTACATAGAAGCTAATGAGCAAGTCTTTCATTCGCAGGGGGTGGGCTTTGGGATCGAATGAATAAGTGTCAGCGCGTCCAACGCTTCATACCACGGCCATCCGTCGTATATAAATCCGACCTTCTGATCTGTTGTCGGTAGCGTATCGACAAACAATTCCCATGCCCTCATGGAATGAACGGCGGGGTCTTCAAATCTCATGCGAGAACATGGAAACCAGCACGCATTTCCATACTGCCAACGAACAAACACGGCATCGGTTGGGCCTGTCTCTGCATTATATTCGACTATACCTCTGTACCCGGTAGACAGTTCGATAACCCTATCGCCGGGCTTATGCAAAGCAAGCGTTCTCATTCGTTTTCGAGGCTTACGATTCGCATATATAACATTTGTTCCACGGCTTCCCGCTCGTATGGCACGGGGATTTCCTTCGCTTGCCCCAGTTCGTTGACGTGCAAGATAGCGAGCGTGCCGATTTCGTACCCCTGCAATTCGAGAAAGTAGGCATAGGCCGAAATTTGCAGGGCGTAATGGGAACCGTTGGCATCGGGGAACCGCTCGAAAGGCGGGGCCATCATAAGCCCGAACATCCCCTTCGACCGTATCTCTTTGACTAGCTTGTAATCGTATACGTGGACTTTCGCCCCATCGAAAACAACCACATCGGCGAACCCCCAAATACGGGCGGCGGTATGCCATAACATGAGTTCGGGCCGCACCTTGTCCATCGGGTACCGATCCTGAATCCACGAAAGGGAGTCTTCGACGTGGGCTTGCCACTGTGGATCGAAAGGTTGCCCCTTCCAAGCGGCTTCCATCGCATTCGAGAAGTCGATACCGCGTTGCCGCCTGTTGTCCCAATCGGCTCGGTATCCGGCGGCCTTTGCCTCTTGCTCCTGCTCCGAAAGATAAGAGAAGTGCCGCTTGACAATCATGTTGCTGATACGCACCGGGTCAAACGGTTCCGTATAGGCTTTGATCATTCGATTGACCCCCATAAAGGGACGGCCCTGTGCATCGGTTGCGCCGTGCGGGTCGGGAGTGTAGGTAATTTCGGGCGACCATGATTCGACGGCAGCCCAAACTTCAGCGGGGCACTTCATGGTGCATCACGACTTCGTCGTCGTCGGTTTCGGGTTGTTGAACTTCGGGAGCGGGCGGTGCCTGTTGGGCGGCTTCGTATTTGGCCACCTTGTCAGCGGCCCAAAGCTCGGTCTGTTTGACGACCTTTTGCATTTCGGATTTGGACATAGCCTTGCCCGCAACTTGCAGTGCCTGTTCCCGTGCCGCGTCCGATATGCACGGATGGGCAAGGATATTTCTCAGTTCGTCCCACTGTGCCGCCGTTGGCAGGACGATTTCCTTTTTCGGGGGGGCTTGCACTTCGGGCTTGCTTTCATGCGCCGCGTCCATTTCGATCTCCGAAACGTCCGCCCCAACTTCGGCGGGGAACGCGGTTTGCAGCGCGATGCGTTCGGCAACTTTGGCCAGCATATGGGCCGAGTACTTCTTCCACATCGGCCCCGACCCTGCCATTTCTTTGTTTGCGGTGCCGTAGCTAGGCTTGGCGTTGCCTGCGATATAGACCCCTTTCTTTGCCGCTAGCGGGGGGTAATTCGCGATCCAATAGTCTAGCCAGTTGCCGTTTTCGTCGAGCCAGAGCGTCTCTGTGACCCCCATATATCGGCCTGTTCTTTCGGCAACCAAGCGAACCCAATTGATGGACGGTTCGACCGACCATTTACCGCCTCGCAAGATTAGGTAAATCCATTTTTCGAGAGGGCTAACGCCTGCGCGTTCGCACATCTCGACAACTTGCCGCACCAAATAAGGCGGCGGTAACGCACCGTCCGCCGTCTGGCAGCGTTCGGCGGTAAGTTTTAACAGTTCCTCAATTTCCATTTTGTGACCTGCCTCATCAGGGCTGGGGCGGTCGCTCCCAACCGACGGGGTTCCCCCCCGTTTCGGCTTAGTTATGCGTCATCTCTCCATTGCAAGAGATTAGGATGACCGTTTGCACATCCCATAGCATCGGATAGAGTGAGGAAGCATTTGTCATGAATGTCGTTAAACAATTGGTTAACCGCCCATATCCTGAATATCATGCCATCAATGCAATAGACAAGAACGGCAACGTCCCCGTTATCTTCCATGATGTGTATCCCATTCGCAGAAGTGTACCAAATAGGGGGGAAAATAGCGAAGTCATTTTCTTCCATGTCATCGGATTGTTCAACGTCATAAGTGGAGGCATAGTCATCAAAGTCCATATAGTTCTCGTCGCTTTCCATGAGTGTCTGGATAGCGTTCTCGTATCCAAAGGATGCGGTAATCAAAACCTCTTGCACTTTCACAAGGCAAGCACGGTATCCTTCACGGAAACCGTGCATATGTTTTTTGGTGTTGTCCCTTTTTTCGATCTGCGATATGATGAAAGGTGCCCAAATTCTCAAGTCCCACAGCTTGAAAATATCTTGCATTGTTGGTAGTGGTGTCTCCATAAAACAATCGGCGAACCTGCCTCATCGGCACCGGGGGGTTATGTCCGGTGGACGGGGTTTCCCCCGTTTCGGCTAAAGCGTCCCGCCGAAAGCGACGGGCGTGCGATGTTCCAAGTCTTCCTTTTGCAGGTCGAAAGAGGCGGCGCGTTCGGCCTCGTAACGTTCGCCCTCCAGACATTCAATCAGCCTGTCCACAGAGGCGGACATGGCGAGATCGGACACGGCGTACACATCGCCGGCCTTGTCCAGAAAAGAGAACGTCACCGCCTCGTTGTCCGGCCTGCGTTCGACGCGGAACCCCGTTAAGGCAACGGGGAACCGCTCCAAAGCGATGTCCTGAATCTGCCATTTATCGGCGCGGGGACGGTCTGCAACGTCCTCCCATTGACCGCGAACGGCTTCCATGACCGTATCTCGCAAGGCATCCCAAAGGTGCCGGGCGGCGTGGATTGTTTCCCCGAACGGGACGGGGATGGCAACCGTTGCGGTTGCGCCTTGCACGGTGCAAGTGCGAATGACCTCCAGTTCCCACCCCCGGCCCGGCTGCCATTCGATGCAATGGCCGGGCGTGTCGCACGTACTGATGCAAACTGTGCCGGACGGGGTGGAAAACGGGTACCCTTTCTGGCAGACATAGGTGAAAAACAGCGAGTCTTCCAACAAGCAGCTAGCCATTTGGGCCAGCAGCGTTTCGGGGTAGATTGAGGGGTGGAGGAGAGCGGGGCGCATGAGCGGGTGGCGTTAGTGAATGGGACAAAGGTAGGGGGCTAATCAATCCGTGTCAAGCGTTTGTAAAATTATTTCCGAAAACAGGGGAATACCCCTATTCCACGACGCACACGGGTTCCAGCCCCAACGCCTCACACACCCGCTCAATCGTAGACCATGCGATGGTTCGGCCCCTCTCCACGTTGTGGACGGACACCCTCGACACGCCCGCCGCTGCCGATACGTCCACTTGCCCCCAGTGTCTCTTGGTTCGCTCCTTATATATGGCTTCTGCCAACCGCCCGCACGGCCCCGCTATGTGAGGGGTCACGTCTTCCATGCCTGCAACGGCAAACGTCGCCGTTCGCCCGATGGCGCGAAACAGTTGCACTATGTATCCCGTGGTGGCTCCATGCGAGCCGTCTTCAATGGAGCCGTCCCACGCCCTGCGGAGGCGGTCTAGCGGCATCTGTGAATGCGTGTGGACGTCTTCCACAGTCAGGCCGTCCGCTTGTGCGGCGGCTTTCCACATTGCTAAAATTTCGAGTCTGGTCATGCCCGCAAACGTACAAAAAAAATCCGACAAACGCCGGATTTTTACACATGAAAAACAACAAGAAAACGATTCATATCGAACTGAGCCACTCGTTAACCTTGACAACGGCGACGGCGGACGCGGCACCTGTTAACGGCACGCACCACCAGTCAAGCCCGGCGGCAACGGCGCAACCGCAACCGACCCAGAAAGCCGTGCAAAAATCGCATCCGCCCAACGGCTTGACAAGGTGCATCCGCCAGCCCCCGCGTTCGGCGGCACGCCTAACGACGCGGCCCCAAAAAGCGAACGCCTCCCCCGGCATGATGGCATAGGTGAAACAATAAGTTAGGCAAGCCGCAAGCCATGCGATCAAGCAGGCGGCGGCGGGGTCGGCGATTTTGCTCCACACGTTTTGCATTTCTTCTTTGTCGTGGTTTCGGTTTTGGGTTCGGCGGCGGGTGCCGATGCGTCTGGTGGCCCCCACAGTTTTTTGTTGAACCCCCGCACAATCATTTCGGCCATAGAGTCAGGAAGTTAAGCGTCTGAAAAGAATGATTCCGACAAGGGAAAGGACGGCACCGACGGCAAGGCCGATGGCGAACCCGATCCATCCGGCGCGTGCGTTAGGGGGCTTGCCTTTGGCGGACACGGTGACGACAACAGTCGAGTCTCGGATCGCACCGCGAATGGTGGCGGTGCGTTTGGGCGTCACTGTGCGGACGGCCAAACCGCCGGACGGTGTGACGGATAGCGTCACCACCACACCCGTTGCCGTATCCACCAGCGTAGCCGATGGTGTGGGACGCACACTGTCCACAGATAGAATAGCGTGTGCAATAGCCTCGGCCTCCTCATGGCACAGAGTATCCGCCGATACGACGGCGGGGATGGTGACGGTTGTGTCTCGCACCACCACGCGGGCCTGGGTGACGACTTGCGGGCCGCAACACGCGCCCAACAGGACAGAAACGAGTGCAAAAGTTGCGACAAAAAAGGCCGTTTTTTGTCCGACGTTTGGCAGGCTCATGCGGCGGGCGGCGGTGGGAAGTTTTGGGACTCTGTGGGAACCGCTACGGGTTCGCCCGTGTCAGTGAAGGAACGAAGCCGCACCTTAATAAAGGACGGCACCACGATCCCCAAATGGGCCAAAGACTCGATGCAACGCAGGCACTCGACGGCCATAATGGCCCCATAGATGGCCGCATCCAACCAAGACATGAGGCTACTTGACTTTGCGGCTTGGTGAAAAACCACGAGCGCGATAGCGTAAACGCAGACAAGGCCCAACGCCGAAACGAAGGGCTTGTATCCGAGCCGTTTGTATTTGAAGTCAACAGCGAACTTCAAAAGGGCGTTGGCACCGACGACTATGGCCATCGAAAGGCTGAATTGCAGGTCGCCCCAGAGAGTCTCGGCCAGTGCTTTGATCCATGGTGCCAACGTCACTCCGAAAATTGCGGCTTTGAAGTAGTCGCCGAACGGTTTAAGCGACTCCCAAATTAGGTAAGCGAATAGTCTCATGGCAATTTCGGGTAAAGAGGAGGTGGATTGCAGCCCAACGTAGCGAGAACCGGGGGGCGATAGACAACGCCGCCGCCGGAACAAGCGTCCACAGTTGGCAGGCAGTCGAAAGAGTTACGCCACGGTTCGGAGGTGGCGGGGTTGGTGGAGCCTAGCCAGCGGTTGAACTCGGACACGTAGAAATTGTAGTTGTCCAACGCCGTTGTTTTCAGTGAGGTCACAACCTTATATTCGTTGGCAACGTTTGAATTTTCGCCGTCTGGCGCAAAAGCAATTCCGGCTGCCATCGCCCGGCCTGTTGGGAAGGACTCCAAATACCGAACGTAGATCGCCCAACTTCCAAGGTCTTGCAACTGTGCCACCAAAATTTGCAGCAGCACCCACTCGTCCCACTCCGGGGACGGGTCAACAGGCGGGGCATCCCTGTAAGCGCAATACAAGTCGGCACAGTCTTGTCCGATTAGGGGAGCTATGTCCCGATCATGCGCAAGTCGAAACGCGCTTTGAAGCTGGGCGAAAGTAACGTTGTCGTCCACGTTGGGGACGGTTGCTCGGAAACACTCTTCCGAAATTAGGAGGCACTTGCAGCAACTCATTCGGCAACGGTAGATTGAAGTGGCTCCAACCCGATGGCCTGCCTGAGTTCGTCCACACTCACAACCCCGGCGGCTACCATGTCTTGCGTCAACAGGCGGGACACGGGCGGCGCGGGTTTCAGTGCAACCAAAACATCCAACCCCATATCGGCGGCTATGCGATTAAGGAACCGCAACAGCACAGACCGTTTGGGGGCGATGACTTTCTTTTCAGTCAACTCATAAGCGGCCAGCAGGTGTTCGCTCTGCGAAGTGAAGCCGCCCAGCGATTGAAGGCCATAGAGTTCCCCGGCGACGACGCGCAAGCCAACCAGACAGGTCTGTCCGACAGACTTAAGCACCTCTAAAAACTTCTTATCGTTGTTGTCTTGGATGGGTTGGACAAAGCGAATCCCTTCCGACGCACCGTCCGGCCCGGTAACGCGCCTGTCCAAAAACACAATGGCCGTTTTCCCGGCGTTCATTGACCCAGTGAGCTTGCTGGTGTATTCAGCTTGGATCAATTTCTGTGCGGCAAGGTCTTCGTCTGTGTAGGCTTGTCCGGCGTTGGTTGCCGCCGGGGAAAACGGAACCTCCAAGATACCACCCAGCGACATATTGTTAGCAACGTACCTCCGCTGATATTCGACAATCTCAATATAAGCAGCAAGCGCATCGTAGCAGCACTCGGCATCCGGCAAGGGATAGAAGTCAGTGGCGGGGCTGTATAAGAATCCGTAATAAAGTTGAACCTTTTCCCGCAAGCGAACCCCGTACCCCAACACCCGAACGGGTTTGGCAGACACAAAGGGGATCGGTTCCTGCCCGGCTACCGGGGCTGTTGGGTTGCGTTCCTCGTATCCGTAGACGGTGGAACCGTCATGTTTGTTAACCCCTTTCCAGTCCGGCGAGATGTAGTAAGCCGTCGGTTCCGGCGACTTGCCGGGACGTTCGACCCGCACGCGAGAGATTTTCTGGTGACGAAACCGAGCGGGGATAACCCCCCGTTCGGGGTCGTTTGCCATCGTCACTTGACAAGTGAACCCGTTGAAAAGCGAAATGTCCTGAGCGCAACGGGTCAGAAATTCGATGTCAATTCCGGCGGCTGCAAACAATTGATCGGCCAAAGCAGCATCCGGCCCCTCAAAAACAAGCCCTTGTCCGACGATGCCATCCGCGTTGTCGGTTGCAACGCGGTTAAGGATGGACGAACGAACGAACAAACTTTCGATTTTGTCCGGGTACAAATTGCCCCAGTCCTTATCAACGCCCCAAGGCACCCACGGGAGGGCCTGCCAACGGTGCCGCTGGTCATCTTCTTGCGCCCATGAGCGCGTGTTGGGGGTTGCGGCTACGCCGAGCAGGTGGGACATACAAGTTGAACGCCCAAATTACGGACAAAATGAGAATCGGCAAGCGACGGATCGAGGTTGGTGTCGGATACCTGCTGCCAAATGTTGAGCAGATAGTACCCACATTCCTTGTTAGACAGGTCAAAAACCACGTCTGTGTATTGTTTGCAGCGTTCGGGCTGTTGAACGGAGAAGAACGCTACGCAGTCTTTGGGGTTCCAAAATTCCACGAGCAAATAATCCCCCACCTCCGTAAGGGGGCGGGGGACTCGGTACGTGTAGGTGTTTTGGCCGGGCTGAATCAGGATCATGCGGCTGACTTAACCCTAAGTTGGATGTCTCGCGTGATGGTCGAATCGCCGCAAGTGTAGACCACCTGTAGGGTGGCTACCAATGCGCCGGGCGAAGGCGGGACAGCAGGCCCAACGTCGGCCCCGCTGTACTGTACGATGACCAGAATTTGCCATTGTCCCGGTGTCGGTTCGGTGGTGGAAACGCCGATGACCGCGAACACGCTGTTGTATCCGACCTCGTAAGTGATCGAATGCGATACCGACGGTTCGGCGCAGCAGAGCGAGTCCACCGCCAACAGGATGCCAAAGCCCCTATTTTGCGTATTGAGTTCGATGAACTCATATGAACTGGGCGAGGCCCAAACGGTGGACAACGGCGTTCCGCACGTCGGGGTCGGCACTTCCGGGTCGGCTATGATAACAGCGTACTGAAACGCCGTATCCGACGCGCCGCCGCAAGTGACAGTAAACGTGATCGTCCCGCCGTCCACTTGTTCGCCGGGGTCGCCGGCAACAGGTGTTCCGTCGTATTCGACGGTTTGAACGATGACGTATTTGTTGCCTCCCAAGGGGATGACGTCAACGGGCGTAACGGCCAATGTCACGCCGGCGGCTTCGTTTGTGAGCGTTGCGGTTGCGGCAACGGGTGCGCAACAGTCAGCATAGAAGACGACTGCCGCGTCTTTGGTTTCGATCACCCCGTTTGTGAACGCAGGGAAAGACCCTTCGGCAGGGAGTTCGTCCAAGCCGGGGGCACACGGTTCCACTGGTTCGCAGCACGCGGGTTGTTGGATAACGTGCGCCACAATTTCGCCGGAATAGCAGGCCTCGAAAGCCGCCTCGCATTCTGCCTCATTCGCAATGGGGATGCGAAAAACGAGCACGTCCAGCCCTTCGCGGGCTATGACCCACGTTGGGTTAGCAACAGCAAAGCCCGAAATCAAAGCGTCCACGGCGGCGGTTAGCGCACCTCCTGCCAACGGAGTGAAGTCGCCGCAATCGAGAACCGGGTATGTCGGGGGCGGACACGTGCCGACGGGACTAATGACCAGTTCGCTTGCGTTTTCTCCGATGCACTCAATCCATACGCGGATTTCCCCGTAGGTTTCCATGCCTTCCTGGGCGCAAGGTATGGGACAACAGATAAATCGGGCCTGCGATTCCGCCGTATTAAGTGGCATCGGGTACGGGCAAGCAAAAGGCATCCCCGTAGCGGACGCAAATTCAACGGCTTGAGGCGTCAATTCCGACCAGACGGACTCACAACCCTCCGAACCCATAATCAATGCGTTCGTCCCCGCTCCCAAAGGATAGGTGACGACGACTTGCACCGTGGGGCCGGACACGTCTACGGAGGCGTTGAATACTCCCATGAGTTCGGGCGCTTCGTTGATTCGCTGTGCAACCAAAACCCCGGCGTCCACAAGGGTTGCCGGGGTATCGAGTGCGTTAAGCAACGTGATCGTAGCGTAGCCCGTATTCAGTGTAAACACCGAACCGGGCGGCGCATCCAACAGGGTAACGCGGAATTGAGCGTTGCCCGTCGTACACGCCGCCCCTATTACTCCGGGCAGGTTACGAGGGCTTGAACGGCCACCAGCGTTTGTGTGTAGATCGTCGCGGGGTCGGTAGACAACGGAGCCGAAAGGTTGAGCGGCACCAAGCCGCCCCGTCCGTTTTGGACAAGCGTCACCAGAAAGAAGCCAGCGGACGGGTTGGTGTCCCCGTTGTTGTCTTCGATGGCAGTGACGCGCATCCCCTTCACGTTGTCCCCGCCGACCAGAAATTCGTCGTTGTCAGTGAGGCCGATCAAAATGACCTGCGTCCCTTTGAGCCGTTTGATTTTTGCACGGGTCAAAGGGTCTTTGTAGTCGAGGCGGATTGTCGCCGTCACCGTGTCGGTTCCGGTGGTGGCATCATACGCGCCGTCCATCCGCGAGCCGTCGGTAATGAGGTCGTGTTGAACCTCCCGAAGAAACGCGCCGGGGGCAAGCGTGAACGTCGTAATCTGCCCCTTGGCCAACCCCGCGAGTGCGGAGTATCCCAGGGTCACGTCACAGTTTTGGACGATCCAAAACTTTTTGAAGCCCCCCGTTGCTGGTGCGTAGCAATCTGGGGGGGTGATGCAATAGTCAACTGGGCAACAAGCCATTTCGGTAGGTCAAAAAAGGTGGTTAGGCGGGAGTGGGAGTTCCGAGAACGACCATTTCGCTTTGCGCATACGTCGTGCCGATATGCGCGTTGAACAGGAACTGCAACTGCCCTTTGAACGGCTCGAAATGCAGCAGCTTTTCGCCCATGCCTTCGAGGGACGACAACCCCAAAATCAAGTTCTTTTTGAACGTGATCAGTTGGTACATATCCTGTCCGGCGGCGTGCGCGTTCAGCGTGTCCACCATCAACCAAGAGGGGTACCACTTGGCGTTTGTGGTTACGGGTGGTTGAACATTCACAGAGGAGTTCAGCGGAACTTGGAACTGGTTGTTCTGTTGCACCCAAGCGATGTAGCCGCGAAGTTGCGGTTCGGCCAGCATCCATTGCAGTTCTTCGCGGGACGAACGGCGGCGCATCGCAGGGGTAATGGCTGCGTCCAAACGTTGGGTGTACGTGTACGGATTGAGCAACGCCGTTGGTGCGGAGTACTCGACAGTGTAGGCCTCTTTCGGCACGAGGCCGTCAGCGATGGCTTGCGTCACCAAGCCGTTCATGATGTGCGGGCCGACGCGCCCGTGGAAGATTGTGAGGTTGATTTCCTCCAAGATGCCCGCGACCATCTGTTCGATGAACACGGTTTGCAGGGGGATTTCTTGGTTGCCCACAAAGTACTTGCCGTTGAACAGGTTGCCCCATTCTTCGTCGCGGACGCAGTACTGTCGAGCGTAGTGGAAAGGCACCAGCGTCATCGACCGTGCCACAAGTTTCGAGTTCCCTTCAAATTCCGGGTCGCAAGGGAAACCGGGTTTGAGGTAGGTTCCGCCGGACACGTCGGACAAGACGGGCAGCGTCACTGACACCGTGCTGGCCCCGCGAACGTCGTAGTTTTTGACAGTCAGGTAATCGGAGGCCAGTTCGGTCAAAAGCTCCTCGCGGATGATCTCCTCGATGTACGGGGCGCGGAGCAAAAGATCGGGCGGGCCGGGGCTTTGAATGTCCCAGCCTTCCCCGGTCGCCCTGAATTTGGGAGCCATTGCGGAAAGTCTTTCGACTTCCTGAAAGTCTCCGCGTTTCATCGCCGATGCCGTGGCGCGTTTGTTCGCCAGCACCTTGCGGACGGTTTCGCGTGTTTCGCTTTCGAGAGTGGCTCCCCCGACTTGGAAGACTTGGCGTTTGTCCATCTCTGGTTTGTCGTTGACAAATTCGGGTTTGGTGTCTTTGACCGTCCGCAATTTCTCCGCATCGGCGGCGCGTTTTTGGGCGGCTTGACTTTCGGCTTTGGCTTTTTCCAGTTCGGCTTCGGCCTTAGCCAGTTGCGCGTCCGCGTCGGCGGCGCGTTTCTGTGCGGCGGCAAGCGAAGCGGACAGGTCGGTAGTGACGGCGGCCATCGCTTCGGCTTTTTGGCTGACTTCAATCAACAAGCCCTCCGCGTCGGTTGTCAGCGTCCACGTGACGCCTTCTCCGGCGATGACATATTCGCCAGCGGGGGCGGCGGATTCAACGCCTTCCGCGTCGACGACAACGATGCCGTCTCCCAACACGGGGACATCGCCCGGCCATCGGATGGTTTGTCCATCCGCGTCGGTGCCTTCACCGAAAGCGGTGAGGCCCTTGCGTTCGAGCAGCCGCCGCTTCCCTCGGTAGTCCGAAAGCCCGGCGGGGGTGGTTGTGGTTTTAGACATATCGAGATGGGAAGCGGGTTCCTGTGGTGAAACGAGAGAGGAAAAAAACCGTTTGATCGGTTCGAGGCTGTTGTCTTTCAGACCAGAAACGAGGTCGGTCAGTTTTCGGATGGCTGAAAGCTCTTTCGGGAACAGGCCGGACGGGTTAAGGGCCGGGTCTGAAACGAAATCGCAGGCGGACAAAACGGAAATGGTGTCATGCGGGTACCCTTTCGGGTTGTCGATGACTTCCAAACCGTCTTCATCTTCTTTGAATCCGTCCGACCAGAAAACAATCGACATACCGAACAGCGTGTGCGCTTGTTCGGCTAGGCTAAAGATGTGGTCAATGGCCGCCTCGTTCTTTTGGGAAGGTTCAAACGCATAAAAATCACCTATGGCATAGGCAACTGTGTATCCGCGTTCGGCGGATTCCTTTTTTGCCTCGACATAGGTGACGTTTTTAACCACCCCTACTTCCGAACCGATGCCATCCACGAACCAGCCGGGATGCCCAAACCGAACCTTCAGCCCGTCCGGCTGTTGGTTGGCAAGTTGCACAACCTTTTGCACAAACTCCGCATCCGCCCAAACGCCGTGCCCGCGTGCCTCCCCGGTCGAACAAAGGGCCACGCCTTTGATGACTTTTTCGGTACGGTCGACAGCAAAGGCTGCGCGTTGGTGCGGCTGGGAATAGGCGCGAGTCAGTTCCATTGCCGCAAATATAGCCTAAAATGGTTTCAACGGATCAAACCTTTTTTTCGGAAGTCATTTTCAAGGTTGGTCACTCGGTTTTGCAGCCCGTTGCCGAACCGCTCATGCCACGCACGCATCTCTGCCTGCGTTTTGTTGGGTAAACGGATGGTGCGATAGTAGTCCCGTCTCCATTTTTGGTACTCCCAAAACAAGATCATCGGGTCACGCTTGGAAACGGCGGCTAGGGAGACGGGGCCAAACGCGCCGTCCTCTTTCACCTTGACTAAACGCTGCAAACCGATGACCCCCCACGACCCACAGTTAACTTGGTGGTCTGCCACCGACACGGCAAGCGGCCCCCAAGGCGCGAGTTCCGGTTGCGGCAACGTGTGCATCCGCGTTGGCAGCCAGAAACGATGGATATAGATAGCCGCCGCGTCGTCCTCCGATAGCGTGGCATGATAGGCGCGTGCGTCGTCTTCGTCTGTGAACCGCTTCCCCAACAGGTGCATCGAATTTCGGAACGTTTCAAACGTCACGCCGCGCATGGTTTGCCCGCCCGCGTCCAACGGATGGTCTGAGAACCCGCCTTCGGCCCGAAAAACGTTGTCCAAAAACAGGGCGGCCCGCGCTCCGTACCGTTGGGCGTAGATTTTCTGCTTGTCCATTTTCAGTTTTGGAAAAGGTTGAACTTCAGCGTTCGTTTGTAGAGGCGGCAACGGAACTCGTATTGCAGCACCACGCCCCTAGAGGACGGTGCCAACCAATAGGAATGTAATAATTTGTCCGTTGCGTCTGCGAGGAGCGGCTTAGCGGCCTTTGATCGGATCGCGCCCTTTGTGGTTTGCTGCCATGAATACGCCATATTAGAAAGGGAGGTCGTCTCCCTCGTTTAGGGGTGTGTTTGGGTTCAACAGCACGTGCCGGACGCGGTGTGCAAGCGCGTCGGTTGCGCCTTTGCGCGTCACTGTGGGAAAGAGAGACGGCGTTTCCGGCGTTCTCTCTTTCGGCTTGACTATCCGTTGTTTGAAGCGTCTCACAACGTGCGGTTTTCCACCAGTTGAACTTGCCGTGCCTGCGAATCCGTGACCTCGGTTACGTTGGTATAGATCGGGCGGGCCTGCAAAGCTACAATTTCCGCCCGCAAGGCGGCAAATTCGATCGTCATGTCGTTGGCAGGCTCCAACAGTTGGGCCGATGTGACGACCCCGCCCGTTGCCATAATGGAGGAAGACACGCCCCCGGCGGCAAAGTTGACCCCGCCGCCCATTTGGTTAATCAGTCCGGCCATCGAAAGCAGCAGCGGGTTGTTGGCCACGCCCCTAGTGAGGACGGGTTCGCCCCCCTCGATCTGCCCCATGACCCGGCCCGTCTGTCCGTTGACAAGGTTGATGCCGCCCGCACTGTGCCGGGGGCCTGACATAACGCCGCCGTCTGCGAAGGATGGTAGCAAACCGCCTTTGGCGAACTGTTGGGCTGCGATGACTGCAATTTGTACGGCACCGGCGGCGGCTGTAATTGCGGCGGTCACATACGAGGCTGGCGGTGGCAACGAAGCCAAGGCTTGCGATACGCCCAACGCCGTGTTAATGATCGCTTGCACAATCGCAATAGCCTTTTGTGTGGCCGCAACTTCCTTTTCGATCTTGATACGGTCGGCTGCAGCCTTTTCCTCTGCCTTCTTTTTGGCGGCAACGTTCGCCTCAACACGCTTTTTCTCCCTTTCAAGGCGTTCCTTTTCGGCACCTTCGGCCCCCTCTAGGGCTTGGTTGATTGTTTCAAGCGTCTGTTCTTCCAAGGCAACGGCGGCGGCGGCGTCTTCCTCCCTTTGAGTAGCCGCCTCAATCCGTTTTTGACCGATCAAATCCGCAATTTGCCCCACCACATCCAAGGCTTGTTGTGCGGTAGTAAGCGCATCTTCGGTTTGTTGTTGCTGCAATTGCGCCTGTGTCTCCGATGCGTTGCGCCGTAGGTCGTTAATTGTCGCAACGCGCAACTCCTCATTTGCAATAGAGGCGTTGGCATATTCGACTTCGGCGTCCAACACCGTGTCAATTGCGGCTATCTGTGCGTCCGTGGTTTTTGGTGCCGCGTCCGCCGCCATCTTAGCCAGTTGCCTTTGCGTGTCAAGCCGTCCCAACAGCAACGCTTGCAACTCCGCTTCGGCTTGTTTCTGCTGGTCTAATTCCGTTTTGAGGGCCGCGTCCCGCACGGCTTGCGACTGTTGGGAGAACTGCGTTTGCAGTTGGACTATCCGCTGGGCCGTGGCTTGCTCCAATTGCACGCGCTGTTCTCCGATGGCTTTGCTATCGGCCAGCCTTTGATTCAGGGCGGCGGTTTCCCGATCCCTTGCGGCTGCCAACAGGGAAATTTGCTTGTCCACCCCCTCGGTTTGGAGTGCCAACTGTGCGGCTTGCACCTGTTCGTATAGGGCGGCAACCTCCTTTTGGCCGTCCTTAATTTGTTGCAGCCGTATCTTGTCCCCTTCAATCTCCAAAGCACGGATTTCCGCAACGGCTTTCCGGCGTTCGGCTATTTCGGCAGCGGCGTTGCCCTCAATTTGGCGAAGGCGTTCCTTCGCTATCATGGTATCCACCTCCAGCAACTTCAAACGTTCGGCACCTTCGGCCTGCAAAATGGTCTTGGTTGCTTCTAACGAGGCCAAACGCAGCAAGCCAGCGTCCTTTGCCGCCTGTTTTTGCTTCTCCGAAAGCTCCTTTTGCAGTGTGTCCGCTTGTTTCTTCAGTTCGGCGGCCTGTTCGGCGGCGGCTTGTGCGGCGGCTGGGTCTTTGAGTGCCTCCGTTAACGACGTTTCGTAAGCCTTCCCGGCGCGTTCCCCCGCCTCCGAAAATTCGCCCTCCCCAACGGCGCGTATAAATTCAGCAACGGCCTTGCCAACCGCGCTAATGCGTTCGGGGATGGTCGTAATAAAGTCCAGCGTTGCCTGTGCTGCTGTTTTCACGCCGTTGAAAGCGACGGACAAGCTATCAAACCCCGGCACCAGTTCCGATACAACCTCTCCGACCGCCGTCCACATCCGAAACAAGGCCGTGCCAACGGATATAACCGCCTGAATAGGCAGCAAAGAAACTTTGAGGGTTGTCGAAAGCGCCTCAATGATGGCACCAACGAAGTCAATTTTGCCGCCCGTCAATCCCAACGCATCCCCCAACTCGACAAATGCGTTTTTGAGATCGATAAACGGCTTTGCGGCTTCCTTCAAAGCGTCGATGACGGCAACCAAAAAGCGGGTTCCCAACGCTTGCGCCTCAATTCCAACGGCCTCGAAAGCGGTGGCACCGCCTCCCAACGCCGTAGACAGTTCCACCTGTGCCGTGGCTAATGCACGGTTGGCTTCCTCCAAACGGGTCAAACGCGGTTGCGCTTTCTCTGCGTTGGACACCAGCTTGCCTAGATTCAAGTCGGCGTCTGCCAGCGTCTCAATAAAAGCCCGGCCCGCGTCTTCCCCGGCCCCGCCAAATACGTCAGCGATAACCGTTTGCGCCTTGTCAGCGGTTAACTCTGTGTCCCGTAATTGCCCTGAGACGGCGCGTAACGCATCCTCTGTGGTAATGGCGCCAGTACGAACGCCCTCCAAAATACGGTTCGTAAATTCAGGGCCAAACGCAGCGGTTAGCGCGTCCTTTGTTCCGGTCGTTTGTTCGCGGATACGCAGCCCAAACTCCTTAACCACGTCGATCCCCTTGTCCGAAAAAACGCCCTCGGTCTGGGTCTTGCTAATCAGAGCAACGAAGTTGTCAGCGTCCACCCCGGCGGCTTTCAACTGGGTGGAATACTCGGTTACGGTAGACAGAAAATCCCCGCCCGCGTTGGCACCCGATACGAAACCGTCTCTTAACAGCTTGAATGACTGCTCCGCCGTAATTCCGAACTGTTCTTGCAGGACGTTGGCGGCACGGATAGCTTCTTGCGCGTCCACCCCGAACGTCTTGGAAATCGTTTGAGCCTCGACTAACAAGGCGTCTTGTGCCGCCCCCGTTTCGGTAAACAGCAAATTCAGCGAGTTTCGCAGTTCCTCGACCTCCTTAACGGTTTCAAGTGCCGCTTTGCCGATGCCTATAATGGCATCTATGGCAACTTGCGCCACCAGAAACGAGCCTAAGGAGGCACCCACTTTGGAGATTGAGCCGCCGATGTCCCCGAAACCTTTGGATACCTCCGCTCGGAACTCCTTAATAGCGTTGGTTTGTTCGGCGAACTGGTCACGCAGGAACGGGCCAGCCGCCGTGTCCTTCCTAAAGTTGGACAGTTGGACATTCGCAAACTTTAGATCGGCAGCAAGTTTTTCGTAAGCCTCACTGCCCTTTTCCACGTCCTGAATTTGGGCCAGCAGGGCTTTTTGCACCTGCTTAAGTTGTCCGACGGTCTTTGCATTTTCGACTGTGTACTCCGTTGCCGCGTCGGTAGCCTTGCGAGTCTCGGTTGCCACATCGGCTAAGACCTTTTTCGTCTTGCCTAACTCATTCAACGTCTTGCCGAACGCCTCCGTACCGGGGGTTAGTTTGTCCAGTTCCTTTTGCAGGCGTTGGAACTCCAGCCGCACCTCTTCTAACGTGCGGGTTGCTTGTGAGGCATCTACCTCTACTGCGAAAACGATTGTTTCAGACGCGGCCATAGGCGGCGAATGTACACAAAAAAACGGGCGCACCTGAGTACGCCCGCCGTCTGGGTTCACTACGCTAAGCTGTTAAGGCGTTGCCTCTATTTTTGTGAGGCGGAAAACAGCCGCGCCGCCCGGCCCCATTTGTGGAACCGTGTCCACTTCATAGGCTGCTTCGGCCCGCACCGATGGGTCTGTTAATCCCAACATCCGACGGGCCAAAAGGGTGGAGGAAAAGCGGCATCGGCTGCGGGCTTTGTCCGCATCTTTGTAGAACGGCATTGTTTGGCCATGGACAAGTTGTGAGTGGAATCCCAAAAAATAGACTCCGTTTTCGAGGCAAATAAACGCCCCGGCGTACTTGTCCAAATTGAGTTCCTCCATTGCCTCGTTAGACAATCGGAACCGCCCTTGGTCTTTTGAGGACGTGACGAACAAAACCCGTTTCTGATTTGTCCTTTGACGGGTTCTGACAGACCTAATTTGTAGTATTTCCATGTGTGGTAAGGGGTTAAAGCGTGGTCAACAGTGGTTGTCGAAATGGGAGTCCTTTCGATATTGATATTCAGCTTCATTGTCGTAACGCTGAATATCAGATATTAATTTAAGCAAGGCATCTACTCGCTCCTCCTTATTCCAGAGAAGCGAAAACGATGGCAGGAACATAATAACGGCCTTCCGTTTGTCCCCTTTTGCGTCTTCGATGTGTGTCATTTGGTAACGGAAACGGGAACGGTTGCCAACAGCACGCGCCTAAGCAGGCCCGGCAGGTCGGTCTTGATTTTCAAAACAACGGGGTCAACAAACGAGGGGCGTTTGACCGTCCCCTTCTCTCCGATGGCACGGGCGATCAGGAACGCGGCCCGATCCGCCGCCGTGCCGTCCGGCTCAATTCCCTTAGCCACCACCCATTCGCGAATGGCAGCGGTTGGGGGCCGTTTGCCGGGGCCGCGTCCCGTGTCGGTAAACGGCCATGTATTGCGGGCTGTGACTTCCAACGTCACCACAGACCCGGTGACGGTGACGCGGGACTTAATAGACTCGGTTGTTTTGCGGGTAGCGTTGCGGCCACCCGATTCCAACTCCGAACGCAGGGCGGCTACCGAGTCCGCCCCGGTGTTAAGCAGGACGGCTTCAATTTGTCCAGTCAGTCGCTCGGTATTCATACGGCGGTTAGGTGGTGGTTAGGCACTAATTCAGGGGCGGTATGCCCGTCCCAAAGAACGTAACATATTCCCTCGGCCCGTGCGACGACTGTGCCGATCTGCGGGAACCACGTCACGCGGTCGCCGCGTTTGAAGGGGTGCGGTTCGGGTTCGTCCCAAATCATGACAGCGGCAACTGGTTAGGTGTGGCTTGCGTATCGCGCCTTGTTTTCGGGGCGGATCGGCATAGGAAGAAACGGTGCCCCCTTTTGGGGGGCTGCCGAGTGTTGTGTTAGGCAGTCATTCGACCGAGCATATCGCCAAGCCCGTCTTTGATATCCCGAACGCCGTAGCGTGTCCATGTCGATTCGTGGGCAATCGCACCCCGCAGGAGGTCGAACGCCCGGCCCCAAGCAATGGCAGGCACCACGCCGCCCCGGTAGCGGGGGGAAAGCGAATCGGCCCAAAGTTGCGCGGCGGTTGCGGCGGCGCGGAGGCGTTGACCGCCGATGCGCAGATAGGCGGCGGTTGCGGCGGCGGCTACGGCGTTCGCTGTTTGGAGGTTGCGGGCGGGGGCGTGGGTTGCGTTGGTCATCTTCGTGGTGCGATTGCGTTAGTGAATGGGACAAAGGTACGGCAAGCCCTAACACGTGTCAAGTGTTTGCGAAATTATTCCCGCGAATTGAGGGAATATACCTATATCCTAAGCAGCAACGTCGCTTCCACCCGGTCATCCCCGCCGGGCTGATACTTGTCCACCTTAACGACTTGGAAGATGTGGCCGTGCATCCGAACGAGCGTTCGGAAGTCGGTCAACTTCTTGATAGAGAGGCGGTTGGCCAACACGAAACGCGCCTTAATTTGCCTGCCGGGTTCCAAGACGGATACCTCGTCTTCATAGTAGAGAAAAAACAGGCCGTCGGACGCGCCCAACACCGCGTCTGTGGAGGCGTTGAACGTTAGTCCCTTGGCCCGTTCCACCAGCGGCAAGGTAGACAACACGGCGAAATACGCATTCTGCCAAATGGTGCCGGAAAAAGTCGTTATGGCAGTATAGTTAACAGGCGGCGAGCCGCAGCCTAAGATAGGAATCAGATAGCGGATGTCAACCGTCTCTGGTGCCGTGCGGCGTTCCACCCGCACAATACGGGGGGCAAAGTCGGTGGTATAAACGGGCGGGTCTTCACCGCTTAGCAGGGTCGGTATCCAAATGCCCTGACTAGTGAGGCGGTCGCATATGGTGGGGGCAAACACGGGGACGGCCAGTTCCTTTTTCTGTGTCAGTTCGGGACGGGTTTCGTATGTCCCAAAAGTCTCGCCGTTGACTTCTTTGTAGAGAGCCAGACCAGCGTCTGCGTCGTCGTCTTGGTAGGCAAACGTCCTGTTGACCTGGGTGGGCGTTATGTTCGTGTGGACTTCGGCCTTTGTTGTGTCGAGGGACGGGGTAATGTCTAGGTTTCGGTCAACAAAAAAAGAAGTGTAGGGTTCGATGCTGACTGTTTTTTCGTTGTCGTCCGTCCACAGATAGAGGTTGAACATGGCCGTTAAGGCCCTCACAAGATCGGCAACGGTCATGTCCGGCAACGTGTCCCGCAGGTCGAACGTGCCGCCGTCTGTGCGGTATAGCTTGCCGTCGTTCCACGTTGGGCGGGCTGCGGTGCCTAACGTTTCCACCAGCGACGGCCTGACAACTGCGTTGCCAACCGAAACCTGAGAGGTGTCTAGCGTAAACGAAAATTCATATACGATTGTAACGCCGCCTTGTCCGATGTATGTTTCAGTATCTAATGTAGTCGCACCCAGCAACGGCCCTGCCGGGGCGTAAATTAAGTGTAGAGTCCATTCGTTATTATTAGGCAATACAAATTCGTAGCGAACTGTATAGCATATATCGGGTTGCCTTGGTTTGAAAAAATACCTATCGACCCCCGCCTTCGTCCTCGTGCGAAATTCAGCCAGCACATCGAATGAGTCCGACCCGCTTGCGACGGGCGCGTATGTCAGCCCGCCGTTTGTAATAGTGCCGTTCGGTTGTGGCGGGGCCTGCGAACCTAGGTCAACTGACAATACATTCGAGTCGCAAGCCTGCGTAGCGTCGGGGAACGTGCCATTAAACAGCGTTGCAAGCGTCTTGCCGCCCGCGTCCGATGTGAGCCACTCACTAACGACACGGTATCCGAGTTCGGCGAAGTGTGCCAGCAGCAACGCCCTCACATAGCACGCCGGGCGTTGGCTTTCCAACGCTATCTCCGTCGTCGCATCGGTTATCGTGACCCCGCCCCAGTCAACAGGCGGGAACGTACAAAGCTGAAAATCATTATGAAGCGCGTCCACAGACACAGACGGCGAATCGAAGTCAGACACAACCGACCCCGTGCGTGCAAGACTTTTAACGTACTCGCAAATGTTGTTGTCGTATATCCAACGATCCCAACGCCAGTTTGTCGGGTCTAAGTTGACCTCCCTTAACTTGCGGGTTTTGAACGGCGTTCCCCAGCCTTTGTTGCCGCCCGTAATTTGGATTTGGTATTCGAGGCGGCTCCATTCAAGCAACAGGCAAAACCCACGTATGATAACTTCTCCATCCAACAGCAAGATGCACGGGCGTTCCCGGCGTGGGTCTGTCTTGGGTTCCGTGTCCACCACGTCGTAATCCCACACCGACCCGAAAATCCGTTCGTTGCGCGGCGTGGTGGGAATCTTCACTGTGTACGAACCGTACCCGGTGACGCTCCCTAATTCCTGCGCGTTGCGAACGTCGTAAGTCAGCTGAACCGGGGACGTGTCCGACAGGTCAACAGGCAAGGCATCTATGAAAAGGGAGATCATTGTGTGTTGACAATGAATTTACGGCTCTCCTCAACTTCGTACTCGGCAACAAACGAACTGTCCCCGCCCTGCTGCAAATCGAATTTCTGAGTCTTGACCAACACGGGGACGGACTCCCAAAAGCAGGCGGAACCGTCGAACGGCACGCATTCAACCTCGGTTGTGACGGTCACACCGTCAAGGGGGATACCGACCGTGGTGCATATGGACACGTCTGTGCCGCAAATGTCAGCCCCAAAGTTGGTTTGATAGTACTCTAAATTGAGGTAGACCAGCACTTGCGATCCTTCGCGGACTGCGAAGTTCGTCCCGAAAAAGTTGATCAGTCCGACGACTCCGTTGTCTATGAAGTCGTCCAACGTTTCCCCGATCAAACGTTCGAAAGCGTAGGGAGGTGTAAAGTCCCCGCAAGGTTCAAAGTCGTCGAAAGCGAAAGTAAAGGACTCTCCTTCAGGAACGTCGGTTATGGACAGTCGAACCAATCCCCATTCCCCCGGCGAACCCAACGGCGCAACGGGGCCAAACGACGAAACGCCCGTGCAAGGGTTCACGTTCGGGCAGCGGTTGCGCAGCCAGTAGACGTTATTCGAGGTGGCGAACTCACTAAAGATCGCAGACTCCCAACCGTCCATCATGCCTGATTCGCCTTTGATTTTTAGGGCTGCTTGCGACCTATATTGATAGTCCGCCTGATCGTTGAACGTGGCAAGGCTTTGTCCGTCCAACGTTGCCCCCGCTGTTAACCTATCCACGTCGGTTGAATAGTCAGGGGCTTTGAACAGGTGGATCGTTTCGGGGCAGCCTAAACGGTTTTGGAAGAGGAACGAAACCACGTCGCCGCACGGCTCCAGTTCGTAGCGACGGGGTACCGTCACTTCTCCCATGAGCATCCGCGAAACCCGAAGTTCGTCGAGGTAGATGTTTCGTTCGTCCGGTTCCTGCGTTATCGTGGTGCCCGTGTTGCCCACGAAAATGTACAGTTGCGAGATTCCGGCGGCGGCTCCCGTGGACGTGTCCACAGTCAGCGACAAGTCTACCCACGTGTCGTAAGCGTCCACGCCGAACGTCCAAACGGTTTGTTCGACGACCGTAAAAAACGACGCGCTTGCTAGGCTGATATAGATCGTTCCCGAACCTGAAAACAAGTCGGGTTGTGCGCTCGGAACGTACAGCTTAAACGTGACGCGGTACCGTTCGTTGTCCTGAAACGTCCCAGGCGGAACGGTTAGCCATCGGGCGGCGGCGTAGTTGATGGAAGGCGACGGAAACGACCGCAGGATACGCAGGCGCAGCGCGTCCGGCGCATCGTAGACGGGCGTTGCGACAACCGCGACGGTGGCGTAATTGCTGACGGGGGGCGTGAACACAACCCCAACGACCGCCGCCGCGTCCGTCCATTCAAGACCGGATGTCAGTTCCGTGGCCTCGACTTGGTAGCCTTGCGGCCCGTAGACGAACGCACAGAAAGCGGAAGCGACCGTGGACAGGCTGGGCCAAACAGGGAGATGCCACAGCCGATGCAACGGCACAGTGACCAACTGATTCGCCCAACCCGCCCCAACGCCCGTGCAATCGTTCGGGGTCCACAGTTGGAACCAGTTGTCGGTTGCGATGTTCGACACGTACACCCCATCAATCTCCGGCAAGATGTGGACGTTGAACAGCGTAGGGTCGTTAAATTCCCCCGTCCAAAAATTGAGGAACTCCACCAGCCCGGTTGCCGTCCGCTTGCGTTCGCCGCTATTCAGCGCGTACCGATTCAGACCTTCAAAGTAGGGAGAGAGAACATACGGAGCCTCGGTATCGGAGTCGAGGCACCCGCCGGGGGACGGCGGCAATTGAAGCAACGCCTCCCATTGCCCGGCAACCGCTGACAACGCCCGATACAACGCTTGGTTGTCGAACGCTTCAGGCAGGGCATAGGGGCTTAGATCGGGGTTGCTCGGTACCGATTCAAGATCGTAGAACCAAAGCCCGGCAGTCTGGTTGAGATTGAAGTATTCAGCCCACCGTAAACAAAAACGGCGAATGCAACGGGAAAGGAACTGTGCGACTTGAAGATTGGGGGACACCACGTCGAACTCCACATATGGCCGAAGCAGGTTTTGGAGTTCAAAGACAAGGTTTTCATACGTCCCGAAATCCGTGGTGGTGGTGGGTAGGTAGACCTTCCCGGCGGTTTCCCGCTGACTGTCGTGGTGCCAACGGCTCTCCACAAACACCTCGACAACCAAGCGGTATCCGTCCCGCAGCACGGCGGCAACGTATGGGAGGAGAAGAGTTGCGGTGACGTTCGCCGTGGAACTGACAACCGTGAACGCGCCGACGCTTAGATCGGCTACGATGGCCGCAACGGTGGGAGCGGATAGGGCGGACGACAACAGGGGCGCGTTCCCGTTGCGATTGATAGCGTCTCGAATGTTTGCAGCGGTGACGGCGGGCGTGCCGATGGCAATATCGGCAACGTTGTATGCGTCCGGTGCAAGGCGGAACGTATATGTGAATCCGTCCACTGTTAACGTCGAACCGTTGGGCGGGGCCAACAGCACGTTAACGGCCCACGCTTCCTGTTGACCGGGGCTTTGTACGGCGCGGTTGCTTTCGATCTCTGTGTAGATCGGCGACCCGGCGGCGTTGAACGGGTGCGGTCGGCGGTTGACGTTTATCGGCACACCGCAAAGCTAGAAAAAAAAAGGCCCCGGCAAGGGCCATTTTATATCTGCATTATACGGTTGCGGGAGCCGGACTCGAACCGACGACCTGCTAGAAATAGCCGATCTGGCCACTGATCTACCCCGCAAAAGCCCCACGATGGCGACAGCCTTATCCGCACCGGGGGATTCATAAGGCGCCATGCACCGTTAGGATTCGACGCTTGGAACTGTGCGAAGCTGACGCCGTGGGTTTCTAAGTGCGTTCGGCTTCGTCTTGGATTTGCTGTTAGGTACTCATGTTAGTTGACGGGTTTAAGATTGAAGTTGGCATTGCCTGAAACGCTTCTGCCTTTTCGGCCTGTGCCATCGACGTAGTATCCGCAGGAAAATTCTCCTGCGATAGAAGGCGAACCGTACCAAAAAGCGCGAATCCGTTTCCCTCGTTTCGTAACAATGAAGCCGTCGAACATGGTGCATTCACCATCGGGCTGTTTTATGTTTCCGATTTTTTGCCCGCCAACCGTATGCGTAGCGGCCAGGAAGTTTGCGTTATTCATTGCGTGGGTGTGATTAAGTGTAGGACAAAGGTACGGCACCGCTCAATACGTGTCAAGCGTTTGCGGAAATGTTTTCCGAAAATAGGGGAAACTACGCACAAAAAGCCCGCCGTTAAGCGGGCTTCCAAAGATTCCCAATGAAAGACAGAATGAATTATTAGCAGCACGGATTCCACGCGGTCTTGTCCACAAAGACCCCGGTTAACGTTGCCCCCGCTTCGAGGCTGTTTGTGAGGCTGTGGAAATAGGCGGTTCGCCATGGTTGCGCCTTCAACCCGCCAGCACGAACGGCGTTCACAACGGACTGGAGAACGTCCCAGCCGCGCTGTTGAATGTCCGGCACGCCCTCCAAATTGAGCGGGTGCGTCTCCGCGTAGTCCAGCACGACCGTGTACTCTGTGAAGTTCGCCGTTGGGCGGTCGGACACGGCTCCGGTGATGGACATCCGCACAACAGGATATACCACGTCCACCCCCCGAACGGGGACGAACTGGTTCGAGGCGGCATCCCAAACGAACGCCTCGTACCGAAACGACGGCGGCACAGTCAGCCCCGCGACGGCGGCCCGAAACAGGTTGATAATTTCGTTCATCGGCGTTTTGATTTTTGCCTTGCTTCCTGCTTTGCGCGTT